ATCGACGCTTTAAAGGCTGCCTGGTATAAGTTTTACTCAAACAACGATGAAAACGTCATAATTTTAAACGAAGGATTGACCTTTCAAGAAGCCAGCAATACCAGCGTTGAAATGCAGCTAAATGAAAGCAAAAAGTCAATGTCTGATTCGATTTTAGAGATTTTTGGTGTGCCAACAGATTGGAGTTGGGAAACCTTTATAAAGACTGCTATTATGCCGATTCTGGCAACATTTGAATGTGCTTTAAATAGAGACTTGCTTCTCGAGAAGGAGAAGAAGTCTTTCTATTTTGCCTTCGACACAAAAGAGATTATTAAAGGCGATATTAAGACTCGGTTTGAGGCATATAAAACCGCATTGGAATCTAATTTAATGCAGATAGATGAAGTTAGATATCTTGAAAATCTTGAGCCTTTGGGGCTTAATTTTATCAAATTAGGGCTTCAAGACGTGCTATTTAACCCGGTGACAAAAGAGGTTTACACGCCAAACACAAATCAAATTACAAATATTGAAAACAAAAATGGAGGATACACGCATGAATAAATTAATAAACGTAAACATCAAAAACGAAAATGGGAAATTGCTGGTTGGAAGCCGTGATATAGCGGTTGGCTTAGAAAAAGAGCATAAGGACGTACTAAGGAAAATAGAGGACGTTTTAACGGTAGGAGAATTTTCCGAGCGTGAATTTACGACGAGCCAAGGCAACAAATACAAGGAATATTTGCTTGATAAAAATGCCTTCATTTTGCTGGTTATGAATTATACCGGCTACAACGATTTTAAACGAGCATATATAAAACGCTTTGATGAGATGGAAAAACAGCTGAGTTTTTATATCCCACAATCATTTCCGGAGGCGCTTAGATGTTTGGCAGCCGAAGTTGAGCAAAAGGAATTAATGCAGAAACAACGAGATGAAGGTGCGCGGCCGCACAGGCCAATTCGCGAACCACAAAAAGCGCAGGCAAAAAATTCGAAATCCCGCGCTGAAATTTGTGTGCGAAATAAAGGTTCTTTTGCTTCCTTTTCTTCCTTAAAGAAAAGGGAGGCAATGAACACGGCGAGCCAAAAATCAAGGGAGGTGGAAAAATTGAAAAAAGAACTCGATAAATCAAAAGAATTCGCGAGCATAAAGGCTGCGGAGATACGGCTGAAATCAAAATTTGACTGGAAACCCTTAAGAAACTATTGCACCTCTCATGAGCTAGAAATGCCTAAAATTTTCGACGCAAATTACGGCAGTGTTCGAACCTATCCGGCTGAAGCTTGGCAAGCAATTTATGGCGTCGACTTAAAAGAGTTGTTTTAGATTCTGCGTTTAATTTGAAAAACTGGAGGGGCCCACGAAAAGGTGGTAGTCCGCTAGCCAGCGTAAAAACGGTGAGTTAGGGGGCAAGGACGTGCCTTTTCGGGGAGAGGACGAACCCCGAAATGACCGAGCTTTTGCACGTAAAGGCAAAACAAAAAAATGAAGGGAGTGAGAACGATGCGCATAGAAATCAGGAATGACAGCGTGCTTCTGGATGGCTATGTGAATGCGATTGCTAGAGACTCGCGGCCAATGCTTGATGAGAACGGCGAAAAATTCGTTGAGCAAATTAGCCCGAAAACTTTTCAGCGAGCGTTAGAAAAAAGTGACGATGTTTTGTGCCTTTTAAACCACGAGCCATCGAGAGTTTTAGGGTCGACAAAGCAAGGAAATATGGAGCTTTTTGAGGATAACATCGGACTTCGGGCGATTTGTAAAATAACGGACAGCGAAGTAATTGAAAAAGCTAAAACCGGAAAACTTCGAGGTTGGAGTTTTGGGTTTGAGGCTTTAAAAGAGCACGAAGAACCGCTTGAAAATGGCTTAAAACGGCGCTTTGTGGATGAAATGAATTTGGCTGAAGTCTCGATAATTGATGAGCATAAAATCCCTTGTTATGTTGGCACATCGATAGAATTGCGTGCCGATGGAAATTCGAAAATAGAATTTAGGTGTGAAGATTTTAAGGCAAAAATCATCGATGAAACAGAACCTAAAGCGATTGATTATTCTACATTCGAAAAACAGATTGAAGAAATAAAAAAGTGAGGTATCAGAATGGATTTGAAATACCAGCGTGACGCTGGACCCAATTCGCGCATATTAAAATGCAAAAATAACGAGCGGGAAGCTCGCGACGAAAGGAAAATCAAACAATGGAGCTTAAATACTTAACAGAAAAACGAGCAGAAAATCAGGAAGAGATGCAGAACCTTTTAAACGCAGCAAAGCTCGAGAAAAGAGCTTTAACAGAAGATGAAATCAGCAAATTTAACGAGTTGAAAAAACTCATCACAGAAATTGACGCAACAATAAACGCCGAGGAGGAGGCACGCGAAATGAATATCGAGGAAAAGAAAAAAGAAATTTCCGAAAACAACGAAGAGACAGAAATTCAAGCAGAAAAAGTGGAGGAACGCGCATTCGTTGACTTTATTGTAACGGGCGAAGAAAGAGCAGCCAGCCCTGGGATGTCCTACGGCAGCAATGGTGCGATTGTTCCGACAACCATCGCGAAAAAAATTATTGAGAAAGTTAAGGAGCTTTCCCCGATTTACGAAAAAGTCGAGAAATTTAACACCAAAGGCACACTGGAAATTCCGGTTTATGGCGCAGACACTGACGCTGACAACCCTACTGGCGACGTAAATGTAGCATATCAAGGTGACGAATTCACCGCGCTTGTTGCCGGTCAAGGAAAATTCAATTCTATCGAGCTTAAAGGCTACTCGCACGGGGCTTTATCGGTCATTAGTCGCAAGCTTTTGAACAACGTTGACATCAACGTTACAAACTTCCTTACAAACAAGATGGCGCAAGCGTTTGCAGAGTTTTGGGAGAAAGAGTTGCTTGTTGGAACGGGTGCAGCTAATAACCACATGACGGGTGCGACTTCAACGACAAACTTAGTAGCAACGGGCAATACAACTTACACAGCTGCCAATGTTGCAAAAATCGATAACTTGATTAGCTTGCAACTCGCTGTCCCTCAGCAG